AAACAAGATAGTATTTTAAAATTACGTAAACAAATACATGAGTCTGATATATATTTTTATAAAATGTTTGGTTGGTTTCAAAATATAACTAGAAAAATAAAAGAAGGAATAAGAAGTTTTAAAAGTAGTGTTACAAATTTAAATATACCAAGAAAGATTTATGAAGGAATTAGTGGTTTTAAAAATAGGGTTAAAAATTTAAATTTAACAAGAAAGATTCATCAAGGAATTGATGGGTTCCAAAATAGTATTAAAAAATTAAATTTTGCCAAAAAAATTTATAGTGGGGTAAAAAACATATTTACACGGAAATCAAATACAGTTTTGAATAATAATAATAATTCATCTCAATTGTTAAAAGAAAATAGTGAAATATTAAAAAATATACCAGTATTTCAATCACAGTTAGAATTTAATATTAGAGATTTATTGCGCCGAATGAAATATAGAGAGTATGTTGAGCCTATTCTAAAAAATAAATTAGCCAAAAAAGAATTTTTTGAAAAGACTGTTGAAGGATTTATTCTGGCAATCAATAAGAATACAATACAATTTCCGTACTCAACAGAAAATGCTATATCAATGTGGAATAATTTAATATCAGATGAGTGTGGAAAAACATTTGTTAATAAAATATACTTTGGACAATTAGATAGAAAATACAAAGATATTCGAAATTTACCAAAAGCAAATCAAAAAAATTATCTTATAGGTATTTATATTAGTATAGCAATATTACTTGCGAATGGTTCTAAAGAAAGCGGAATGGATACAAATTATCTATTTAGTGATGATGGATATTTGATTGGATTAAAAGAACCATATATACTGCGAGAAGGACATAAATTTAGTAAAGAATGCCTTGAAAAACTATTAAGTAAAACTAATATTTCTACAAATAAAAAAACAGAGTGGATGCAACATTTTTTCCCCCCTGAAGAACCGAATCAGTGGAATAAGTTCGAATAAAGAAAAAACATTACAGTAGAGCGAAATGATTTTTCCTACGATCATCTTACTTCTCATTGGCTCTGTCTTATCGCAAGATACTGAAAGGGCTGGTATTATTCTGAATTATAAGGACAGATACCTCTTGGTTCAGAATAAGTTATCATTTCGCTGGAGCTTTACAAAGGGACACGTTGAACCCTTCGATGTAGATTTACTCGAGACAGCGCAGCGCGAAGTTAAAGAAGAGTCCGGTTACCTTGAACACGAACAATACGTGATTGATGATACCGAACCGTGTATCTATGGGAAATCAACATATTGGACAGGCACCGTGATAAGCCCTGATCCACCCAAACTCAAAGAGGATGAACACCTTGGGTTTGGTTGGTTTACAAAAGAGGAAATGCGGAAGTTGAAAACAACGAGCGATATAAGTGAGTGGCTCTAGATACTGCGAATAAACTGCCATTTCAAATCGATACAGATATTTTGCCAGATCTTATCTTGAGCATACAACTTGTCTTTGTTCTTGAGTAAGGGAAAGCAGTGTAAATACTCATCCATATCCAACAGTTCACAAAACTTGTACAAGACATAGGAGTAGGACAAAAAATTGCTGCGATCTTTGGGGCAGTGCTTCTGGAAAGACGGCTGAATCTCAATAAACATATGGCGCAACTTCTCCTCTGTTTCTCGCGTCATGACAGGCGCATTCTGCCCATTTAACCTATTGGTTATATGAGGAGTATGCTCATAATACTTGTTCATCTTAAGTTTTTTCAGAATCTCGCGAATCTTTGACCGATTGAGCGAGGACAAATCATTGATGCGTTCCTTCTTAAGTTCCGCAATAATGGAATCATAAACCTCCTTGGGAATCTCGGTGCTTTCCTTGGCTTGGAACTGCGCTAACCACTCATTAAAGTGATTAATACGCTTATACGCATAGTACGATATTTCACGCGGCGGATCCTTGTAGGACGGCTTGTCCGAATCAATTAGAATAAACTCTTGAAATCCGCATTCAGGGCAGGAAAACACCGCCTCATTTGCGCTAAAAATCATTTCGCAATTACACTCTTCACATTTACCATAGGTATCCTGAAGCTGACTGAGGACTGTTGTCTCTTTCGCATGCTCAGGGTCAATCTTCTGTAAATACTTATTGAGAAGGCTGCTACGTGCCAATGTTTCATTGGACGCCGGCTTTCCCCCCACTAAAATGACTTCGCCTTCAACTTCATTCTTCTCGGCGGCATCTTCAAGTGCAGCCCAAATACTACCAGGTTGCGATTTCCCCTGCTTTGTCTGCTTGACCTCGAAGCCGCGATTAATCTTTTCCTGTATATCATAGTACTCATACAAAATTGCACCTGTCTCCAAAAAATATTGAAAGACATTCTTGTCGTCGGTTAGCCCCTTCAACTTCTGCTCAATATCGCCCATTTCTCTTTCATATTTAACTTTTTCGATGTCATTCGTGCTTGTTTTATGTTTATTCACGATAGCCTGTAAATCAGCACGAATAGAATTAGCCGATTTATTCTCATCTACAAGCTTTTCTAGATGACTCTTGTGGATACTGTCGAGAGTGGTCCTTGATTCAGGATTGCTTCGCTTTGTAGGTCTTATCTTGAAGAAGGGATCCTGAGTGTTCATCTGTACTATGGAGTCTTTTTGAGGGTTTAGGTTTTCCTTTTATATGAGGAAAAAAAGAGAAGCTCCCGGTTCTCTTTTCAGTTTTTCTTTTTTCCTCCACCGCCGCCAAATTTTTTTCTAAGAGAAGGGTATAGAACTAAATGACAGGTGGTGGTTTAATGCAGCTCGTTGCCTATGGCGCCCAAGACGTTTACCTGACGGGTAACCCCCAGATTACTTTTTTCAAGGTGGTTTACCGCCGCCACACTAACTTCGCCATGGAGTCCATCGAGAACCCGTTCAATGGATCCCCTGGCTTTGGCAAGACGGTCACATGCACAGTTCAGCGCAACGGTGACTTGATCTACCGCATGTACCTCCAGGCGACGCTCCCCAAGACAACGCTCACCTCAGCCGACGGCTCAGGTGCGCAGTTCCGCTGGCTCAACTGGGTCGGTCACAACCTCGTCAAGGAGGTTGAGCTCCAGATCGGTGGTCAGCGCATCGACAAGCACTACGGACAGTGGCTCCACATCTGGAACGAGCTTACCCAGGAGGCGGGCAAGCAGGCTGGCTATGCCAAGATGGTTGGAAACGTCCCGCAGCTCACCAACCTCATCACCCAGGGTGGTGAGGATTGCGACGATGACTGCGCCGCGGGCGAGCCTAACACCTCCAACGAGGTCGGCAAGTGCGCGCCGGAGTACACCCTCTACATCCCGCTCCAGTTCTGGTTCTGCCGCAACCCTGGTCTTGCGCTCCCGCTGATCGCCCTCCAGTACCACGAGGTCCGTATCAACTTGATCTTCAACGACATCAAGAACCTCTGCTGGGAGACAACCCCCCAGCTCTCCAACACGCACACGGTCCGCGACCGCGTCAACAACGCCAACCTCGTCGCCGCGTCCCTCTATGTCGACTACATCTACCTCGACACGGACGAGCGCCGCAAGTTCGCCCAGGTCAGCCACGAGTACCTGATCGACGTTCTCCAGTTCACTGGACAGGAGTCAATCACGTCCTCAAGCAACAAGATCAAGCTGAACTTCAACCACCCGTGCAAGGAGCTTGTCTGGGTCGTCCAGCGCGACTCCTATGTTGACTGCGCGGATGCCACGGTCAACCCGTGGAAGGGACAGCAGCCCTTCAACTTCTCAGACTGGTGGGACCGGTCTGTGTTGGAGTCTGGCTACTCCCTCACGCGCGTCGAGGGCATGGCGGGCAAGAACCCGGTCGTCACTGCGCTCCTCCAGCTCAACGGTCACGATCGCTTCCAGGTCCGCGAGGGACGCTATTTCAACGAGGTCCAGCCTTACCAGCACCACACCAACATCCCCGCGGTTGGCATCAACGTCTACTCATTCGCCCTCCAGCCTGAGCAGCACCAACCCAGCGGCACCTGCAACTTGTCCCGCATTGATAACACGACCCTCCTCCTCACGGTCTCCAACAACGCTGTTGGCACTGTCACGACCTCATCCGTGTATGTCTATGCGACAAACTACAACGTGCTCCGCATCATGTCTGGCATGGGAGGACTTGCCTACTCAAACTAAGCGCCAAACCACCCAGTGGCTTCCGGCTCTTAGTGATTGTATTTTATTTGTAGTTTAAAATTGATTATAAAATCTAGATCCCTGTTATAAGTAATAGTATGGATCTAGAATACAAGACAGGATATCGCAATTCAGGGCGTAAACCTGGTATGATTGATTATAAATTTATCACTTATAATAATAAAGAGTATGTTGTTGGTTTAATTCAATATAATGGAAATGATATAAAATTTGTATTTGATGGAGAAGATTTTCCTAAAGTTGAAAATAGACCTTGGCATCTTTCTTCTGGAAAATATATAGCTTCAACATTCTATTTAGATGGTGGCATTAAATTAGAATTATACATACATAATTTAATAATGGACAGAATTACATTTGATGGAAAAGGGCAGAAAGAAACAGTTGATCATATAAGTAGAAATGGATTTGATAATAGAAAGATAAACCTTAGAATTATATCACAAAGCCAACAAAATATAAACCAAAAAAAGAAAAAGAGAAATGTTGACTTACCTTCAGATTGTGGAATACAACCAGATGAAATTCCTACTCATATATGGTATGTACGCCCTAATGGGCTACATGGGGATCGTTTTGCGATTGAATTTAAAACAGAAAATATTGTTTGGAAATCTACAAGTTCAAAAAAAATAGAGTTAAAAATAAAATTAGAAGAAGCCAAAGAAAAGCTTAAACACTTTTATATACAATTTCCTTATTTAAATCCTCAATTTGAAGAAGAAAGACGTAAAGAAATTGAGAATGAATATCAAACGATTATTATATTATAAAGCAAAATTGAAATCCTCCCTCGACTTAAAATCCATCAAATAAAAAATGGGACAGTATTACTATCCGATTCTTCTGGACAAGGACGGCAAGATCCTCGCGTGGACCTTGGCGCATGAATACAATAACGGGCTCAAGCTGACAGAGCATTCGTATCTAGAAAACAAATTT